GTGGAACGATTAGGTCATCACCATAAACACGGACAAGGCGTAAGGCTAGAGAAAGGGGCATACCCTCGAGATGAAGTGTTGCACAAGCGAGCGCATAGAACACTAGCGCTTCGATTGGGAAACACACGGCAGAGCCCATTGGGGCGAACTTCTTAAATATAAGAGTTCGTCCGTCAGGGAGCTGCGTCCCGGGGGTGCGACACGCTAGCAAGTAAGGCAGAATTACCGTGTCCTTAAACAGGTATTCTACCAATGCCAGCGAATTCCGGTCGGATGCTTTGGACATGTCCAAAGTATCAAAGTCCTGCCAATTTTTCGTGAATTCACGATTAATTGACTGATCCGTGAAATTAACACGGGTCCTAGTGATCTTGTGCTGCTCGATATACTGGTACAACCAAGCTTTCATAGCTTGCTGGCACCACATATATTCCGCTGGCTCAAGACCAATAGTACGCGGACCGGAAGAGTCTTTCTCCACAAATTTTGTTGTGGATAGACCGCAAGACTTTGTCTCACGGCCTAATACACATTGTGGAGAGTCGGCTGCATCTCTTAGAGAGCGAAACCAAGGAATTGGCCTAAAGTATCTTTCCAGATTCTGGTAAGATACGTCTAAGCGTCTCTTCTTAGTAACGCTCCCACAGCCGGCTACGGAACCTGGACCATGTCGAGGGAAAAGTTTTTCAACGCAAAATCCAGAATTACTGAAAATTGCGTCAATGATGCTTTTCCCGACAGCCAGAGCATTAGTTCGAGGAAGATCCTCAGAACTAGGCAGAATACGGTCAACTTCAATAAAGTCGTCCGTAGCTCTCCGTAAAGTCTCATCGTCAAACCCTTTCTCGACTTTCTTAAACCACAAGCAAATCTGGCGTAAAATCCGGATTGCCCGTGGGTTAGGATTAGCCACCAGGTTACCGTCTGCGCTGAACACGAGCCTATGCAACGCCCAAAGAAATTTGGGTCGCGCGTCTCGAGAGCTTCTGGAACAAAAGCTACGAGAGATTAGAGGACCGCGTTCTTGCAGAGCTAGGTCAATACTTTTGCCTAGCTGAGGGAGAGTTTTCGTAAGAAAACTTTCACCTTCAAAGGTAACTCGTCGCTCCAATGTAGTAACATCACGAGCGAAGTTAGCAGGCGAAATCCCTACCAACTGCGGCACGTCAGTTGAGATAAACTCAACTAACGCGGAGGTGTACCAAGGCTTTTCAGAGACGGCCATAGGCCTAAC